TGCTCCCACAGGGCGTAGATATGGCTTCGCGTCAGGTGCATAACGGCATCAGCTTGCGCGTTGTTCGTCAGTACGACATCAACAACGACCGTATGCCTTGCCGTATTGACGTTCTGTATGGTTACAGCACGATCCGTCCACAAATGGCCGTCCGGATGTGGGGCTAATTTAACACTGGCCCTCGGTTCGCCGGGGGCCAAACATTTTAAAGGATTTTTACTATGGCTTTACCAAATGGCGCCGGCGGCTATCAAGTCGGAGACGGCAACCTTACCGAAGTTACTCTTGGCACTTCGGCTATCCCTACTGCGTACACCGCAGCAGCTACGCTAACCACGCTCGATTTGGCTGGTGGCGCAGTTGTGTACACGTCAGCTTCTACGGCTGACCTTACGCTTCCTGCTGTTTCGGTTGTCAACGCTGACATCAGCAGCGCAAAGACCAACTCATCGTTTGAGTTTGCTTTGGTTGCTACCAGCACTGGCGTTCCTACTATCGTAGTAGGCACTGGCTGGACGTTGGTTGGTTCGGGCGCAGGCGTTGCATCCAAGAGCGTACTGTTCCGTGCTGTTAAGACAAGCGCGACAACGTACAACCTGTACCGCATCGCTGGCTAATAGGTTTTGCCCCGGCTTCGGTCGGGGCAAGCTATTCTGAAAGATAATTTTATGGCTGTTATCTATCTCGTTCACCCACGCCACGGCGCAAAGGTTGCTATTTCCGAAGAAGAAGCACGCTGCGACGAAGACTATGGATGGGAAAGATACTATCCTGACGAGCCTGTAAGTGTTACAGTAAACGAAATGCCGGCGCGCACTGGCCGCCGCCGCACAACGCAGGAAGACTAAACGATGGAAACGGCTGGTGACATAATCAACGGTTCGCTTAGGCTCCTAGGCGTACTGGCAGAAGGCGAAACACCATCGGCTGAAACGTCGCAAGACGCCCTGCGCGCTATGGACCAGATGATTGATAGCTGGAACACTGAGCGCCTGTCCGTTTTCTCCACGCAAGACCAAATATTCACATGGCCTGCCGGCCAACTGTCGCGCACGCTTGGGCCTTCCGGCGACTTCGTCGGCAACCGCCCTGTGCTGCTTGAGGACTCGACGTACTTCCGCGATCCCGGCACCGGCGTTAGCTACGGCATCAAATTCATTAACCAGCAGCAGTATGACGGCATCGCGGTTAAGACGGTAACGTCTACATTCCCGCAAGTCATCTTCGTCAACATGACGTATCCTGACGTTGAAATGTTTGTTTACCCGCGCCCGACGCGCGATCTGGAATGGCATTTCATTTCGGTCGAAGAACTGACGCAGCCGGCTACGCTTGACACCAACCTTACCTTTCCGCCCGGCTATCTGCGTGCGTTCCGTTACAACTTAGCGTGTGAACTAGCGCCTGAGTTTGGCGTTGAGCCTTCACCGCAAGTCCAGCGCATAGCCATGACATCCAAGCGCAACCTGAAGCGCATCAACAATCCTGACGACATCATGTCGATGCCGTACAGCATTGTAGCTACGCGTCAGCGGTATAACATCTTCGCAGGAAACTACTAATGAAGACGCCCATACTGGGCAGCGCGTATGTGGCCCGTTCGGTAAACGCTGCCGACGCACGCATGATAAACTTGTTTCCGGAAGTTGTACCGGAAGGCGGCATAGAGCCTGCCTTTCTACAGCGTTGCCCCGGACTACTAAAACAAAAGGTTATTGGCGAAGGCCCGATCCGCGGGCTGTGGGCGCACCAGACGCGCGGCGATGACTTCTACGTCGTGTCTGGCTTTGAAGTTTACAAAATGTCCAGCCTGAACGGAACGCCTGTTAAGCTGGGCGACGTAACCGGCACAGGCCCTGTGTCCATCGCCGATAACGGCACGCAGATATTCTTTGCCTGCAACCCAGACTCGTATATTTACGACGAGTCCACCAACACCTTTGGGCAGATTACTGACCCTGACTTCCCCGGCGCGGTTACTGTCGGCTATCTGGACGGCTATTTTGTGTTCAACGAACCAAGCAGCCAGAAGATTTGGGTGACGCAGCTTTACGACGGCTTCCAGATTGACCCGCTAGAGTTTGCCAGCGCCGAAGGTAGCCCTGATGGCGTTGTCGGACTGTTGGTAGACCACCGCGAGTGCTGGGTGTTCGGCACGGACTCCACCGAAGTGTGGTACAACTCCGGCGGTTTAGACTTCCCGCTGTCACCAATTCAAGGCGCGTTTAACGAAATCGGTTGCGCCGCGCCGCACTCCATCGCCAAGATGGACAACACTGTGTTCTGGCTGGGTGCTGACGCCCGCGGCCAAGGTATTGTTTACAGGGCGGCGGGCTATAACGCGCAGCGCGTGTCCACGCACGCGATTGAATGGCGCATCCAAAACTACCTAAACATGAGCGACGCGGTTGGTTACACCTACCAGCAGGACGGTCACGCGTTCTACGTTCTGTCGTTCCCGTCCGCCGACGAGACATGGGTGTTCGACGCGTCCACCGGCGCGTGGCACCAGCGGTCATCCTACAGCGCGATTGCGCCGACTGAAGGCGCGTTTGAAGCCGAATCGTTCTATTCTGGCGCGTTCTACACCGTGCTGCCGCTCACCCCGTCTGGTAACAGCGGTGTGTTCTCGCGTCACCGCAGCAACTGTCAGTGTAACTTCCAAGGTAACATCATCGTCGGCGATTACGCTAACGGCAACATCTACACGTTTGAGCTAAATGTTTTCGAAGACAACGGGATAGCGCAGCGTTGGCTGCGGTCGTGGCGGGCGTTGCCGACAGGCCAAAACAATCTCAAACGTACCGCAAACCATAGTTTGCAGCTTGAGTGCGAAACTGGCGTCGGCATCAACACCGGCCAAGGAAGCGATCCGCAGGCTATGCTTCGCTGGTCTGACGACGGCGGCCATACATGGTCCAACGAACACTGGGCGTCTATGGGCAAGATCGGCGCGACCGGCACCCGCGTCATGTGGCGGCGGCTTGGTATGACGCTGAAGCTGCGCGACCGCGTCTACGAACTGTCCGGCAGTGACCCTGTCCGCATCTACCTCACAGGTGCTGAACTGATGTTAAGCGGTACGAATGCCTAACGACCAACTCACCCGCATCCCTGCGTCGCGCGTCCCGATTACGGACGCGTCAGACGGTACGGTGACGCGTGAGTGGTATCGGTTCCTATTCAACATCTTTACGATAACGGGCAGCGGCCAATCTAACTCAGCCGCCAGTTCGTCTTTTGGGCAAGACTTGGCTCCGGCGTATACGCCGCAAGTCGATGCTAAACGGTACGGCTCGTTTTACAACACCACCACGCAAACAGCCGCGGCCACTGGCACGGCGTATCCGATCACGATTAACTCTACGGATATATCGGAAGGCGTCTACATCGGCACACCTACGTCGCGCGTATATGTGGACCGGATAGGCACGTACAACTTCCAGTTTTCGGCGCAGCTTCTTAAAAGCGGCGGCGGTTCTGGAAACGTCTATATTTGGTATCGGGTAAACGGCGCCGATATAGCAAACTCCGCAACCATCGTCACGTTGGCAGGAAGCAGTTCAGCATCTGTTGCCGCGTGGAATTTTGTGGTAGAGATGAATGCAGGCGATTATTTTGAACTGGTTTGGTCTACGAATAACACAAACTGTGAAATTCACGCAGCGGCTGCAAGCGCCCCTGTACCCGCAATTCCGTCCGTCATCCTGACGGTTACTGATAACATTAATTGAGGTCTGATTATGGCTGTTCTTGCTCCACAACCTAAAGCGCAATTCTTCGACGCCAGCGGTAGCCCGCTAGTTGGCGGCAAGGTGTACACTTACGCAGCCGGTACGACAACGCCGCTGGAAACATATACGAGTGAGTCGGCGGTAACACCTAACACCAACCCTGTCATCCTTGACTCTCGCGGCGAATGCGATTTGTGGTTCTCGCCTGCCAGCAGCTACAAAGTGGTGCTGAAAAGCGCCACCGACGTATTGCAGTGGACCGTTGACAACATCTCGACCTACGGCACCCTCGCCAGCCAGAACTCCAACAACGTGGCTATCACTGGCGGCACGATCACTGGCGTAACCCTTACGGTTAATGTCATCGGCGATGTGTCTGGCAACGCTGGCACCGTCACGAACGGCGTCTATCTGGACGCAGTGCAGACGGTAACAAACAAGACCCTTACCGGCATGGCTTCGGCGTCAACGGTCAAGGACTCGCTTGGCACGGATTACACTATTGGTTTCCGCAGTGTCCCGCAGAGCCTCAACACAACGGCTGCTGCGTCGGACATCGGAAAGCATTTGTACGTATCCGCGACCACCACAGTCCCGTCGGGCGTGTTTGTCGCTGGTAACGAGTTTCTTGTCGTCAACAGCAGCGCCAGCACAGTCACGCTGACGCAAGGTGCTGGCACGACGCTACGGCTTGGCGGCACGGCTACCACCGGCACCCGCACCATCGCGGCCTACGGTGTAGCTTCGGTGTTGTGCGTCGGCACTGAAACATTCTACGTTACCGGCAACGTAACCTGATAGGACCGGCTCATGCCAATTATAGCAGCAAACATCATTCCAGCTAAGAACATGGAAAACGCGCAGACTACGCAGTATGTGACGCCAAGCAGCACCACAACTATCATTGACAAGTTCACCGCTACCAACTTCAGCAGCGGCATGGTCAACGTAAGCGTCAACTTGGCAGCAAGCGGCGGCTCGACCGGAAACGACAACCTGATTGTCAAGACGCGGACGCTGCAACCCGGCGAGACGTACACCTTCCCAGAAATCGTAGGCCACACCCTGCCGTCCGGCGGGTATGTATCAACGCTGGCGTCAGCGGCAGCGGCAGTTAACTTGCGCGCGTCTGGCCGCGAAATCAGCTAATGCTGGAGCGTAGCTACGACACTGCGTTTATTAACAAGGTCGTAAACGATCCTGCGGTAAGGCCGTATATTGGTAGCGGCGTTGACGGCGACATAGACACGCGGATACTCATGGATATGCCAGACAACTGGTTTTTGATGGGTGAACATGGCGGGTTTTTGTTGAACGCAACAGCCCCCGGCGTCCGCGAAATACATACGTTTATTCTGCCGGAAGGCAGGGGTAAATGGGCGAACGATGCGCGCACGGCTATGCTAGATTACGCGCGCAGTCATGGCACCGAAAAGCTGTGGACTAAAATCGAGCCAGATAGTAAACACGTTATACGTTACGCCCGTCAAGGGGGTATGCAAAAGACAGATGAAATGGTAGAGTTGTTTGGTACACTTTATCAAATTTACCGGATGGAGTTAAGATAATGCCAATCGCACCCGTAGTCGGAGCAGCATTGATCGGCGGCGGTGCAGCCCTTGCCGGGGGTGTTATCGCCAGTAAAGCGTCTAGCAAAGCAGCTAAGGCGCAAGAAAATGCTGCTAACACTGCGGCAGCCGCGCAAGAACGTGCAGCGGCGCTGGCGCTAGAGGCGCAGAAGACAGGTAACGCAGAAGCGGTTGCAGCGGCAAAGGAAGCTGCAAAAGCGGCGCAGACCGCTCAGGACGCAGCGACTAAGGCAGCACAAGATTTTTCACGGGCGCAGTACGAAGATACGCGCGCCGAATACGACGCGGCGTATGGCGGCGCTCAAAGTGCGTATGACCAATCATATGACGCAGCCCAAAAAGCAAGCGACGCAGGGTTCACCGGCGCTCAAGGTGCATACGACCGTGCGTTCCAAGGCGCTCAAGGTGCGTATGACCAAGCGTATCAGCGGCAGGGCGAATTTCAAAACCCCTATATCCAAAGCGGTCTGACCGCCCAAGACCAGATCATGCAGCTTATGGGCCTCGGCGGCGATGCAAACGCTGCCGATTACGGCCAGTACGCTAAGTCGTTTGGTACCGACCAGTTTGAGCAAGACCCCGGCTATGCTTTCCGTCAATCGGAAGGCATGAAGGCGTTAGAGCGCAGCGCATCGGCGCGCGGCGGTCTGCTGTCTGGCGGTGCCATGAAAGGCATTCAGCGGTTCGGCCAAGACTTAGCCAGCCAAGAATTTGGCAACGCGTTTAACCGTTATCAGACTGAGCGCGCGGCGCGTCTGGGTACGCTTGGTAGTCTATCAAGCGCAGGCCAATCGGCGTCGAATAACATGAGCAACTTTGCGGGTCAGTACGGTTCGCAGACCGCCGGAAACAATATGTCTTACGGTAACGCAACCGCCGGAAATGCTCTTGCGCGGGCGCAGGCCACAGCGCAGAACGCATTGAACCGCGGCGAAGCTACAGCCGGAATGTCTTTAGGCCGTGGGCAGGCGATGGTTGGCAACACCGCAAACTATTACGGCGCGCAAGGTGATCTTGCGATGAACCAAGGCCAGTACACTGCACAAAACCAGTACAACATAGCGGACGCCGTTTCGCGCGGCGCGCAGAACATAGGCAACGCCGCGTCGCAGAGCGCATACAATGTCGGCAACGCACAGGCCACCGGCGCGATGAACGCTGGCGCTGCCCGCGCATCTGGCTATATCGGTCAAGCCAACGCGTACAACAACGCGCTAGGCCAGATAGCCGGGTATGCAATGGAAGCGCCCATGAATAAGGCCATAATGGATTACTATAAGCGTAAAACGACTTAATCGCCAAAAGGTTTATTGATATGCCAAACCAAATGATAGCCCTTCAGGCACGCAGCCCACAGCTTCCCGGCGCTGCGGCTCAAACTGCAAAATTCGTCAACATGATGAACATGACGAAGCAGCAGGAAGCGGCTGAACGTCAGGCAGCGCAAGCGCAGCAGCAGATGACTTTAGCCCAAAAGAAAGATGCGCGCGAAGAAGCGTTGCAGGGGCCAGCACTAACAAAAGCGGGCGCTGAAGCAAACTCCGCCCGGCTAAAATATGTTATGGATTATTACAAGTCGTCAGCGAACGACTTATCGACCGCGCGCGATCCGCAAGAGGTTATCGCGCGCGCAGAACGGCTTAAAAGGCTGTTCCCTGAGCCTGAACTTAACGCGTCTATTGATGAAACTGTAGCATCCATGCCGCAAGACCCTGCGCTCTTTAGCCGGTGGCGCGACGATACATTGCGCCGTACAATGGACGCAGAAAAGCAGTTAAAGCGCGACTATAGCAATATGTTTGACGCCGAAGGCAGACTGATAATTGTCGAAACTAGCCCTGTAGGGGCGTTTTCGCCGAAGGTGACGCCGGGCGTTATTACGGACTTGCCTTCCACTACGCCGCCGCCGTCACCTTACACCCCTACCGCAGCGCCGCAGACGCCAACCGGTCCAGCGGGGACGGGTAAGTTCGGCGAAACATTAGTTGTCCCTGAAGCGTCCGTACCTCTTACGCCGTATCAGCAAGACCATATCCGCAAAATGCAAGAAGATTTGGGTATGTCGAATACGCCAGCGTCGTTCAACAGCGGCAGCATGGGTACGCCAACCGCGGGCCAGATGTCGCCCGACATGGTTCCGGCCATTCTTGACTCCGCGGTCAACACAGGCGTCATGGCGCAGATTGACCTTGACCAGATGTTAGCGTTGGCACCGCCGCAAGCCCGTCAGGGCATTATGGATGTAATCCGTAGCAACAAGATTGCCTTGCAAGCTGATGCGCCGTCGCTGGCCGCCAGCGGAATGGGCCAGCAGCCGCCGATGGCACCTAATCCGGTACAACGACCGCAGTCGCAATTCGCTGATATGCGTGGTCCAGCGCCGCAATCGCGGACCGCTAATCTAGGTGGCGATATGCCGATGATGCGAAACACGGAGGCGCAATACCAAGTCGGCCAACCAGTCAAGGGGCGCAACCCGAATGTATCGCCAACCCCCGGCGTGTACAACGTGCCAACGCAAGATGTGGCGGCGACTTCGCGCGCCACGCGTCCATCGGCGGGTGAAGTATACGACACAGAGTTAGCAAAAATTAAAGCGGCACGCGCTGCTGGCCCTGCGCCGGCGACGCCAAAGGAAAAACGCGTGCGTCAGACTGAAGTGGCAAAGGCGTACTCTCAAACGCAGTCGCTGATAGACAAAACGTATAACCCGAAAGAAGGCGCTATCGCGCTTGCCCGTAAAATCAAATCGCTTTCGCCCGATCAAAAGGAAGCTATTACTGGTTTTAGCGGGTACGTCCCCTCGTTCCGTGAAAGCAGTAGGGAAGCAGACACGCTTATCGGCAACTTAAAAGGTGTCGTTACCGCATTGGGTAAGGATGCCGCCGCCGCTTCGGGCGCAATCGGGCCTATGGCGGTGCAAGAATGGAAAATTGTTGCCGACCAGATTGCCAACCTTGACCTTGAAGGTATGACGCCGCGCGCGCTTGACGCTCAAATGGATCGCATCATTGAAAAAGTCAGCAATGCAACCAATCTTGCTCGGAACGTGTACGACGTTCAGTTTGGCGATGACTTAAAAGAGTACCCCTCGTTTAAACTAAGAGGTATCCCACCGACCAAAGCAAAAACGCCGGTTACTAAAGCGCCTCCCGGCGTGTCTGCTACGGAATGGAAAGCGATGACACCAGCGGAGCGCAAACTATGGCAATGACATTAGAGCAGCAGCGCGCGCTTGCGCTTGCCCGCGCACGCGTTCGTTCTCGTGAGAGCGCGGCACCAACAAAGAAAGCGCCGCCTGAGCGTTCGTTGTTGGGCGCTGCTGTTGAAGCTATACCTAACATCCCATCCAGTGCTGCTGAGTTTGCAACTGGGCTTTACACCGCTGTCACTAACCCAGTTGAAACCGCAGGGTCGCTTCTCGACATCGCCGCAGGTGGTTTGAAGACGGGCGCGCAAAAAGCGTTGCCGAAAAAAGTGTACAATTTCATCAATGATTTGGACCGCGACCCCAAGTCGGCGCAGCGGGCCATGCGCGCAGCGCAGCAGTTTGGCGGCCAAATGGCTGACCGCTACGGTACATATAACGCTATTAAAAATACGCTGGCGACTGACCCAGTAGGTTTTGCGGCGGATATGTCGTCGTTGCTATCTGGCGGCGCTGGTCTTGCCAAGCGCGCCGGTAAAACTGGCGCCGCCGGCGTGATAGATAAAATGGCGCAACGCACAAACCCAGTAAATGCGCTGCGGCCTGTTGGCCGGGCTGTTGCCAAAGCCGCTGGGCGGGCGCCGGTTAAAGTCGCTAACGCTATGGCGCCTAAGTCGGCGGCGTATATGGAAGCCGCCGAAGGTCGCGCACCTGAACTTATCGCCCAGCTTCGCGCGCCCAGTGAGATTGTGCAGGGCAGCAAACCAACCGCGGCACAGCAAGCGGCGCCTTTGGGCCTCACCAAGTTTTCTGCGATGGGGGCCGCCAGCGCCAAAGCATTGCCATCGGAAAATCTGGCGCGTGCCGGCGAAAACGAAGCCGCGCGTCTTGCCAGCCTTCGGACAGTTGGTGGGGCACCAGCCGACCGTACAGCGGCGGTTGCCGCACGTAAGGCGGCTACAGACCCGCTATACTCTGCTGCTGAAGCACAGAAGTTCCGCGCCGATCCAAAACTTATGGTGTTGGCCGATGACCCTTACATCAAGCAAGCAATGCCAGATGCTGCACGGCTTTCTGCGTCGCAAGGCGTGACGTTTGACAGCAACCCAACGCGGTATCTTCACAACATTAAAATTTCGTTGGATAAGATGCTTACGAAAACCGGCGAAACTGCGTTGGCGTCCACCGAACGCGCGCAAGTTGCAAAGGTAAAGACGCAACTGGTTAATTGGCTGGAGTCTAAAGCGCCTGATTACAAGGCGGCGCGCACGACATTTGCCGAAAAGTCTAAGCCGATTAACCAAATGGAAGTCGGTCAATACCTTGAAGGTAAACTTACTGCGCCGCTAGAAGGCAAAGCGGAGCGCGCTGGCGCGTTTGCGACCGCAGTTAAGGACGCACCGGGGACGTTGAAGCGCGCGACCACTGGCGAAGCGCGCTTTAAGGAACTGACGGACGTATTAACACCTGAGCAGGCAAAGATTGTCACCGACATACGCGACGATCTTGCGCGGGCTGCCATGACTGAAGCCCAAGCGCGGAAGGGCGCAGCCGCCGCGCCGCGCATTTCTCAGTTGGCGTCGCAAGTCGAAGATATGCCTGCGTTGCTAAACCGCGCCGTGACCATCGGGAACACAATCTTAAACCGTCTTCAGGGTCAAATTGATCGCAAATTAGCTATCGAAATTGCCACTGAAATGCTTGACCCACAAGCAGCCGCAGCGGCTATAGAAAAAGCAGCGACGCGGGAGAGAAGGGCAACCACAACAGGCCGCATCGCGGGCGCCGGCACTCGTGGCGCCGGCAAAGTCTTGGGTTCGACGGCGGCTAAGGTCGGCGCGCAGACGCAGAATATCATGACGCAGGCGGCAAACCAAAACGCCATGAACAACATATACGGCATCTCTGAGTTCCCTGACTTCGATCCTGAAACCGGTGAGCCGCTGATAGATATTGATTACTCCGAAGGGTATCCTGTGCCAATATACGGTAAAGTATCCCGCAACATGATGAGACGCTGACATGAACACCATCGACCAGACCCAAGCCCAACTCAACACGCACGAACAGGTCTGCGCGTTCCGGTACGAGAGTATTTGTGCGCGGTTGAAGCGTCTTGAAACCATAGGTATGTCTGTGGCCGGCACAATCATTCTGCTGCTAGTCGGCATACTGCTGAAGGCTGGTGCATGAGCATCACCCTCGGCCAGCGCAGCCTGTCACGGCTTGAGGGTGTACACCCAGACCTTGTCCGCGTTGTCAAGAAGGCTGCGGCGCTGTCCGACCTAGACTTCACCGTGCTGGAAGGCTTGCGTACCGTCGAGCGCCAGAAGCAGTTGGTCGCCCAAGGCGCGTCGAAGACGATGAACTCACGTCACATTACAGGACACGCTGTCGATTTAGCGCCGCTGATCGACGGTAAAGTATCTTGGGACTGGCCGCTCTACCATCGGTTAGCCAAGATTGTGAAGGCCGCTGCGGCGGCTGAAAAAGTGCCGCTCCAGTGGGGCGGCGATTGGCGGACGTTCAAGGACGGCCCGCATTGGGAACTGCCTTGGAAGTCCTATCCGAAAGGAAAGTAATATGCTTAAAGGTTATCGCACATACGTTCTGGCTGCAATGGGCGTTCTCTCCGCCGCCGCCAGCTATCTGGTCGGCGACACTGACTTGATGACGGCAGCTAACGCTGCCTTCACCGCAGGCGCTCTAGCGTTCTTGCGTGCGAGTGTCCCTCGCCCATAAGCGTTAGGTTCGCCTAGCCATCATACGCCCGATCAGTATAACCATCGGGCCTAAGTCTTCCGGTGATTGCCCTGCCTTTAGCATGGCAATCACCTTCTCTAATGCCTCGGCGGTAGCTGCCGCA